GGCCACGGATTCAGGTGCATCCTGTCGCTGGTGGCTCTGACAAGCAAAAGGCGGACGTGATCGCTGGCCTGATGCGTCACATTCAGGTCAAAAGCCGCGCGGACGTTGCCTACGACACAGCGGCTGACTTTCAGGTCCGCATGGGCTGGGGATTCTGGCGCGTCAATACGCGCTATGTGCGCGAGGATAGCTTCGATCAGGAAATCTGTATCGATCGCGTGCGCAATCCGTTCACCGTATATTTCGACCCGGCCAGCATGTCACCGGATGGCTCGGATGCGGAATGGTGCGTCATCACTGACCGGATGGCGCGGAAGAAATTCGAGCGGAAACATCCCAAGGCGAAATGGGTCGACTTCCGCCAGCTTGGAGCTGGTGACGATCTAAGCGAATGGGCCACGAAAGACGAGATTCGCGTTGCTGAGTATTTCAAGATCGATCGGACGCCCGACACATTACTGATGCTGAGCAACGGCGAGACGCGCTACAAGTCACAGATCAAGCCGGAAGAAATGGAAGCGGCAGGGCTAACGGTGGTTCAGGCGCGCGAGTCGGTGCGTCGCAGGGTGATGTGGTACAAGATGACCGCCGTTGAAATACTGGCTGAGCGCGAGATTCCAGGCCGCTTTATCCCGGTCGTGCCTGTCTATGGCGCCGAGTACGAGATCGAAGGCAAGGTGATCCGCTACGGCATGGTGCGCGGCCTGCAAGATCCGCAGCGCATGTATAATTTCTGGCGCACCGCTGAGACCGAGGTTGTCGCGCTTGCTCCCAAGGCGCCATGGCTAGTAGCAGAGGGACAGATCGACGGTTACGAGGATGTCTGGAATCAGGCAAACAACCGCAGCTATGCCTATCTGCAATACAAGCCGGTTGCATCGAACGACAGCACGCCCGTTCCGCCTCCTGAGCGTTTGCAGCCGCAGGGAATGCCGCAGGCTCAGGTGAATGCCGCGATCGGCGCTAGTGAGGATATGAAGGCAGTAGCCGGGATGTTCGATCCGGCTCTTGGGGCGCAGGGTCAGGAAACGTCAGGCGACATGGTACGCCGGCGCCAGCAGCAGTCGGACAAGTCGAATTTCCACTTTTACGACAATCTCTGCCGCTCAATCCAGCATACCGGGCAGATCATTCTGGACTGGATTCCGCACTATTACGACACGCAGCGCGCAATTCGTATCATTGGCGAAGACGGCACGCCGCAAAGCGTAACGATCAATCAGAAAGTACGCGATGAGGTTGGCACGATTCAGCAGGTATTGAACGATGTAACGGTTGGTGAGTACGACATCGTCATCGATACGGGCCCCGGCTATCAGACCAAGCGCGAGGAAGCGGCCGACAACATGCTTGGGCTGCTCGGCACGCCGATCGGTGAAAAGGTCGCGATGGTTGCTGATGACATCGTGGTCCGTCAGTTCGACTGGCCGGGCGCGGATCAGATCGCAGACCGGCTTGCCGCGGCGAATCCGATTGCTGGTGTGGAGTCTCAGATCCCGGATGACGTGCCGGATCAGGCAAAAGCACTCATTGCCCACCTGACCGCGCAGAATCAGCAGCTCAATCAGGCGCTGCAACAGGCCGAGCTTGACCGCAAGTATCGCCTCACGTCCGAGAACCTTAAGCAGCAACATGAGGACCAGCGCGCGGTCATGCAGGATCAGACGAAGCGTGCGGACGTTCAGAGCCGAGATGCGACTGCTGAAGCGATCGCGCGTCTTGAAGCGAATGTGGCGCTCATCCTTGGCGGCCTAGATGTCAGCAAGGAGCGCATGAAGGTCGAAGCCAACGCCGAGAAGCGCGGCACCGAATAAGCAGTACCGTTTCACTCTCGCCACCCCCGGTCACCCCGCCGCGTGTGGCGTTTTTATTGGGGCTCGTGGAGTCATCCATGTCTGAATCGAGAACTGTTGTCACGTCTGAAAGCTTCATGCAGCAACTGAAGGGCGAAACCCCGGCACCTGAAGTCAAAGAGCCTGAAAAGACGGGCGAAGAGACCAAAGAAGGCGCTGAAACGCCGTCAGAAGCACCACAACAGCCGAAGAAAAAGCCGCTGCTCGAGGAACTTGTCCGCACGCGTCACGAGCGCAACGAAGCCCGCACGGAAGCCGAACAGCTTCGCGCCGAGCTCGACGAGCTACGCACGCAGATGCAGACTGCGCAGGCCCAGCCCGCGCCGAAGGAACTCGATCCAAAGCCGATGCGCAGCCAGTTTGTCAGCGATGACGACTACATGGAAGCGCTCTCCGACTGGAAGGTTGACCAGAAGCTACAGGAACGACAGCAGGAAGAAACGCAGGCACGTATCAATGCGGCGCAGGAAGCTATGGCCAACAACTGGCAGCGGCGCCTCACCGCGGCAAAGGCCGAATTGGCCGACTTTGACGACGTAGTGGGCAAATCGGAGATCGATCTGCCTAATCACATCTACGTCGCCGTGGTCGAAAGTGATTTTGGCCCTGAACTGGCTTATTACCTCGCACAGAATCCCGACGAGACGCGATTGCTGAAGGGCATGAGCCCGACTGCGGCATTGCGCATGCTTGGGAAGCTGGAAGATCGTCTTGCGGATGCGAAAAAGCCTGCAACAAAGGACGAGCCAAAGCCTGAAAATAAAGCAGTACCGGAAACATCGAAGGCGCCACCGCCGATTGACCCCCTGAAAGATGCCACTGGCGCGGTTGAAAAGCCGACTAGCCAGATGACGTACGCAGAGTACAAGGCCCACCGCATGAAGCAGCGGGCCGGTCAGAGACGATGACGCTCCACAAGCCAATAGAACCGCCTTCGGGCGGTTTTGTCGTTTACGGAGTCTCAAATGAGCAATAACCTTCTGACTATCAGCGACATCACGAACGAAGCGCTGATGGTTCTCGAAAACGAGTGCGTGTTTACCGACAAGGTGAACAAGGAATATGACGACAAGTTCGCCATTCCTGGTGCCAAAATCGGTTACACGGTAAACGTTCGCAAACCGGCCCGTTTCAAGGGCACAGTTGGCCCTGCGCTCAACGTGGAAGATTTCGTGGAGTCGAGCGTGCCCGTCACGCTGACGACGCAGTTCCACGTCGACACGCAGTTCTCGACGGCTGATCTGCTGCTTTCGATGGACGACTTCAGCAAGCGTCTCATCAAGCCGGCAGTCGCAGCGATCGCCAACAAGATCGACTATGACGGCCTCCAGTTCGCTTACCAGAACACGGCCAACGCTGTTGGCACGCCTGGCACGAAGCCGACCGCTGCACTGACCGCCCTGACCGCCAAGGCAATTCTCGACTCTGAAGCGGCACCTGATGGAGGCGAGCGCTGCATTGTGCTCGATCCGTTCTCGATGATCAGCATGGCGGATGCGCTGAAGGGCCTGTTCAATCCGCAGGCCACGATCGGCGAGATGTACAAGAAGGGCTTGCTCGGTCGCGATACCCTCGGTTTCGACTGGTATCAGGACCAGAACGTCAACAGCTATTCTGTCGGTGCACAGGGCGGTTCGCCCAAGTTCGGTACGGCCGGCACGTCGTCGGCGCTGATCACGAACGGCTGGCAGGACAACGGTACTCTGTACACGACCGGCTGGACGGCATCAACGAACGTGCTGAACGTTGGCGATGTGATCACCATTGCTGGCGTCTATGCGGTGAACCCGCAGAATCGTGCGCAATGGGGCTCTAACCAGCTTCGCCAGTTCGTCGTTCGTCCTTCAGTTGGCACTCCGTCAAACGGTACGTTCACGCCAATCACGAACAGTTTCGGCCAGGTGGTGGGCGGTTCGTACACGTCTGATGGGTCTGGCAACCTGCAACTGACGATTGCCCCGGCGATCATCAGCGGCGGCCAGTTCCAGAACGTGTCCGCGGCGCCTGTCAACAACGCTGCAATCACCGTGTTCGGCGCAGCAAATACCTATACTCCGCAATCGATGGCCTTCCATCGCGATGCATTCACGCTCGCGTCGGCTGACCTCGAATTGCCGGACGGTGTGCACTTCGCTGGGCGCGCGGCCGACAAGCAGACCGGTCTCTCGATTCGCGTTGTGCGTCAGTACACGATCAACAACGATGCCATTCCGACCCGTATGGATGTTCTGTACGGCTGGGCATCGCTGTATCGCGAACTGGCCTGCCGCGTCGCTGGCTAATCCGAATTGAGCCCCTCGCGAGGGGCTTTTCTCATTTTTCAGGAGCATCCAAATGCCCGCAGTGAATCAAACCAATCCGGGTCCGGCGATTACCAATAACCCGGTCCCTTGCCCTTCGTCTGGAAATATCCAGAAGCAGGCTACGCTTGCTACCGCTTCTATCACTCCAACTTCTGTGGCGGCCAATACCACGGCCCAACAGTCTTTCACGAATGTCGGGCTCGGCACACAACCGGGCGACTTTCTGGAATATGTCGCTTCGCCCGGTACGTTTCAGGCCGGCTTGATCATCGCGGCTGTTCAGGCCGATGCAACGACGCCTGACAAGATCACGATCACCTTCGGAAATCTGACGGCAGGGGCAATCACGCCGAATGCTGGCTCATACACGTTCGAGGTATCGCGTCCGCAGGCAGGCACGCAGATCGCCGCGGGTTCGGGCTACATGAACTCGTACTAGGGCCAATGGGGCGCTTCGGCGCCCTGTTTCATTGGAGTAGCACATGGAATATCCCAAGATGCTCTACAAGGCCTCAGGCACGTTTGCTGATCAGGAAGCGATCAAGGCTGGTCTCATGACCGGCCAGATTCAATATCTGATCGTCAACTCTGCTGATGAGCAGAAAGCGGCCAAAGGCTGGACTGAAGACCTCGCGTCATTGGTCACGCAGGCAGTTGTGCAATGAGCGATACCGCGCTGGACATCATCAAAGGTGCATTGCGCCGGATGAATGAGTATGCAGCCGGCGAAACGCTGAATGATGATGATGCTAACGATGCGCTGTCGGTGCTGACCGATCTGCTAGATAGCCTGTCGAATGAGCATCTGGCGTGCTATAGCCGCGTCGAGAACGTATTCAATCTCACGTCTGGCAAGAATATCTACACGGTTGGCAATCCGGTCGGCGGCACGATGCTCGGCACGGTGGTCAGCGGTAGTGCGATCATTTCTGGCGTTACTGCGATGCCTGCGAACCTGAAAGTTGGCGCATCGGTGAGCGGTTCCGGGATCGCTGCCGGTGCCACGGTAACGGCGATCGGCACGAACACCGTCACGATGTCCGCGAATGCGACCGCGACGTATGCAGTCCTGTTCCCGATCACCTATACGACGCCGGGCGATATTCCGATCAATCGTCCGTTGCGCGTTCTTACCGGTTTTACGCGTCTCACGACCAGCGGTATTTCGCAGGTTGACTATCCGATGCAGGTCATTTCGGTTGATCAATGGTCGGCAATCGGCCTGAAGAACCAGCCGGGACCGTGGCCGAAGGTCGTCTATTACGATGCTTCCTACCCGCTCGGCACGTTCTATTTCTTCCCGAATCCGTCGCAGGGTGGCGAAGTTCACCTTTGGACGGACGTGCTGTTCTCGGACTATCCGTCGCTGACGACGCCTATCAATCTGCCGCAGGGCTATGAGCGCTTCCTGAAAGTCGCGCTCGCGATTGAACTGTGGCCGGAATACAAGGGATCGGCACCGATCGCGCCCGCTCTGATCGAGCAATACAAGGTCGCGAAAGCCGCGGTGAAGAACCTGAACGCACAGGCCCAGAGCGTGGCAACGTATGACCATGCGATCGCAGGACGCGCGCATAACGATGCCGGCTGGATCCTCCATGGAGGATTTAACTAGCCATGAGCCAGTTCCCGTTTGTCGGGCAGGCGTATGAGGCACCGATGGTATTGCAGGACGCGGAAAAGTGCGTCAACTGGTACGTGGAAGTCAGTCAGAACGGCGAAAGTAAGACTCCTGTCGCGCTACTAGGGACACCCGGTCTTCAAAGCATCCTCACGGTGGGAACCGGCCCGATGCGCGGCGCCTGGGTGCTGCCGGGTGGGACTACGGCAATCGTTGTATCTGGCAATAAAGCCTACAAGATCACGATCCAGACACCAGCCACGGCGACAAGTCTGCCGGTGCTTCAGTCTACCGCTTTGGGCTCGTTGCTCACATCTAGCGGTCCTGTCGTAATCCGTGACAATGGCGCTGGTGGTGTCGCGGTCATCAGCGATGGACCGAATGGATATGTGGTCAATGTGAAAACATGGGCATATAACCAGATTTCTGATGCCGCCTGGTTGGGAGCAAGCAGGATTGCTTTTATAGATGGATGGCTCGTATTTAACAAGCCTGATTCTCAGACGTTTTACACGTCTCCGCTTTACTGGAATGGCGCCTCGGCGTTTGACGCTACCTATTTCGCGTTGAAGGATTCAAGCACCGACAACCTGGTGACGTTCATCGAGGACAAGCGCGAACTTTGGTTGATCGGCGAGCGTACTACTGAAGTATGGTACGACGCTGGCAATGCGACGTTTCCGTTCTCGCGGTTGCAAGGTGTCACGCTCCAGCATGGATGTGCGGCAGCTCAAACGATCGTGCGCGTAGGCGACAGTCTCATGTGGCTGGGCCTGAATGAACAAGGCCAGAACACGGTCAAGCAGACCATCGGCTATCAGGCCAAGGATGTGTCGACGATCGCTGTAAATCACGCGATCGCCAGTTATCCGGTAGTCAGCGATGCCATTGCCTATTCGTATCAGGAAGATGAGCACCTATTTTATGTGCTGATTTTCCCAACGGCCGATGTAACCTGGGTTTATGACATGACCACTGGGATGTGGCATGAACGGCTCAGCTATGACCCGGTCGCCGGTGCATTCCATCGCCATATCTCGAACTGCTACATGAATTTCGGCGGGATGCGGCTGGTAGGCGATTATCAGAACGGCAATCTGTATCTGATGTCCCGGCAGTATTTCACGGACAACGGTGCGCCCCTCGTGGCATGGCGCCGGACTCCGCATGTGTGGGACAAGAACGACCGGGAACGCGTCTTTCATCGGCGCATGCAGATCGAGTTCACTCCTGGAGTCGGGCTCCAGACAGGTCAGGGCAGCATTCCTCAAGCCGTCATGCAATGGTCAAACGATGGCGGCCAGACGTGGAGCAACGAGCACTGGCAATCCATTGGCAAGGTAGGCGAAACGAAACACCGCGCAATCTGGCGTCGACTCGGCAATGCACGCGATCGCGTGTATGACGTGAAATTCTCCGATCCTGTCCCGCGTGATGTGGTCGGCGCAAGTCTGATGATGGAATAACGATGGCTACTACGGCTACTCAGACCGGCTTTCCGCTGGCTGAGGTTCCGTTTGTGGATAGCAATGGTCGGCTCACGCGAGACTGGCTGTATTTTCTTCAGGCTCTGTTCAATCGCACCGGTGGATCGTCTGGAGGCGGTCAGGTTGGCCCGCAAGGCCCGGCTGGTATTCCGGGTGTCCCGGTCTATTTGGAAGCGCAGGAAGCCGAAGAACCATTCTGGATTCCAGGACCTCTCGGTCCACAAGGTATTCAGGGCTTCACCGGTGCACAAGGCCCAATGGGGCCGGTTGTGTTTCTGGAAGCGCCTGAACAGGATGAAGCCCTGTTTATTCCGCCGCGCCTGTCTCCGGGTGGATGGTTCGACGAGAAAGGAAGCGGCGGGACTTATGGTTTTGCAGCAGGCACGGATTTCACTGCTGGCACAAGCACCACGTTGACGCTTTCCCAACCATACGGATCGCAGGCGAATCTGATCGTCTCGTTCGATGGTTCATGGCAGGGCGCTGATCAGTTCAGTCTCGCAGGAAAAACTCTCACTTTCACTTCTGCAATTCCCGTTGGCGTAAGCAAAGTCTTCGTCAAGGGATTTCTGTCGTCTCAATAAGGATCATTCATGGCTTCGAACAAGGTCGTCCGGTTTGGTCCGGTTGCTCTTGGCACGTCTGCCGCAAACATCATCAATCCACCCGCTGTAAGTGGTGGTGTGGGGTTGGCAGGCACCAATACGAGCACCTACATCATTCTTCGCCATATCCGCATCGTCAACAGAACAGCAGGCGCGGCAACAGTATCGCTCTATGTGGGGTTGACTGCCGGATCAACGTCGGGAACCGAATTCGGTTTTAACGGAACGAGCATTCCTGCCAATTCCTATGTGGACTGGTACGGCCAGATGCGTCTTGATGTTGCCGACTTCCTGACCGGTCTTGCTTCTGCTGCCAATACGTTGGTTTTCGAGGCTGAAGGCGAGCTCGGAATCGTCTAACTGGAGATCCACATGTCCGCAAATATCTTCCGTCAGATATCGGCCGCAAGCACGAATCTGGCGCTTGTAAAGTCATATCAAGGCAATCTTGCTGGCTTTTTGATCATCAATACGAATGCCGCTGCACGCTACGTGAAGCTTTATGCATCTACCGATACTCCTGTTGTCGGTACTACGGTTCCGAAACTCACAATCCAGATTCCGGCATCGAGCCAGATCGTCGTATCGCTCGCTGATGTCGTGAATTTCGGCTTCTCGATGTGGATGGCAACGACTACGGG